GCTGTTAAACCCGCCACGTGGCAGACTAGAAATTGTGATTGATGAACAAACAGGTGAAACAGAAGGCATTATCCCATCGGATACCCATTCAGATACATTTGTCAAAAGATGGCTCAGTGTTGACACCAATCAGCGATTAAATAATCGCAAGAACAGCCTGGCTATTCAAGCATTGTGCAATGAACTCAACATACCATTCTTGAGTTACGAAGCAGATGAATGGATGAGCCGCAGCAGAGAAGACGCTGGGTATGCTAGAGATTATTTTCATGCTGGGCCAAAAGGACACAGAAGTTTCACCGAGAGAATTATAAATGATTTCACCACCGCCAAATAAAAATTTAGAAACAGTGTTGGTCAAAGCACCGCACCGTAAGGAAGTATTCACTGAAGATGAACTGATAGAGTTTGCTGCTTGTGCGGATCCTGTGAATGGACCACTATACTTTTTAGATCATTTCTTCTACATCCAGCATCCCACACGCGGTAAGATGGTTTATCATCCATTTGAGTATCAAACCAGACTGATTGAAACCTATCACAACTACAGATACAGTATCAGTCTGATGCCTCGACAAACAGGTAAATCAACTTCGGCTGCTGGGTATCTGTTGTGGTACGCTATGTTTGTGCCAGATTCGACCATACTTGTGGCAGCACACAAATACACCGGCGCACAAGAGATCATGCAACGTATTAGGTACGCATACGAATTGTGCCCTAACCATATTAGGGCAGGTGCCACCAGCTACAACAAAAACAGCTTGGAATTTGAAAACGGCAGTCGTATTGTAGCCCAGACCACTACAGAAACAACCGGACGGGGTATGAGTATCTCACTCCTGTACGCTGACGAATTTGCATTTGTGCGACCCACTATTGCTCGAGAGTTTTGGACTTCTATTAGCCCTACGTTGGCCACAGGTGGTAAGGCCATTATCACATCAACACCCAACTCAGACGAAGATCAGTTTGCTTATCTGTGGAAAGGTGCTAACAAGACCATGGACGAGCATGGTAACACCACAGAACTAGGTATCAACGGCTTTCGTGCATTTAGAAGCAACTGGCGTGAACATCCTGACAGAGATGCCAAGTGGGGACTAGAACAACTGGCACAATTGGGCGAAGATCGATTCCGACGAGAAATGGAATGTGAATTCGTTATCAATGATGAAACCTTGATTGCTCCTACTAGACTGCTAGACCTAGAAGGAGTAGAACCCAATCGTCGTACAGGACAGGTGCGTTGGTATAAAACACCTGTCAAAGACAAAATCTACATTGTGGCACTAGATCCCAGCCTGGGTACAGGTGGAGATCCTGCTGCTATACAGGTGTTTGAAGCAGAAACCACAGAGCAAGTAGCAGAATGGCGCCACAACAAAACAGACATCCCTACCCAGGTCAAACTGTTGGCTGATATTGTGAATGAACTGTACGACGTCACCAAAGATGACAAAAAGATCTACTATTCAGTAGAAAACAACACCATTGGTGAAGCTGCCTTGATCTCAATAAACGAATACGGGGAAGAGAACATTAAAGGCTATTTCCTCAGCGACAACAGTGTAACAGGCACCACAGGGCGTAGATTCCGCAAAGGATTCAACACCACAAACAAAGCCAAACTCACTGCTTGCAACAAGTTCAAAATTCTTGTGGAATCTGGACGCATGAGATTGTACAGCAGACCCTTGATTTCGGAACTCAAAACTTTTGTGGCCAATGGCGGAAGTTATGCTGCCAAACCTGGAGAAACCGACGATTTGGTAATGAGCTCTCTGTTGATAGTGCGCATGTTGATGATGTTGCAGACTTATCACGCAGAATTAGACACACAAATGAAAGATCACGGCGATAACGTCATTGAGCCCATGCCGTTCATATCAATGCTGCGCTAAATACACAACTATGACAATGGAAGCATTACCTCAAGATCTAGCAGACTTTCTGGTTACAAAGAACTTTGACCCAGAATATTTTGACGCTCAAGGCCAGCCTACCGAAGCAGGTGATGCCAAAACTATGAAATTTGACTATGTCGCCGGCACAGGCAAAAACTACGGTACTGCTGTGATTGTTGTTGCGGATGACGAACTCAATTTGTTTTATGGCGACAACCTGGGCAGAGGCATGGATCCTGAAGACAAAGACGAATGGTTCAGCTTTCTGGAACAACTCAGCAACAAAGCTGCCAGTCATTCAGCAACATGGAGTCCTCGAGACATCAACCAGCTCAAACACACACTTGCGGGCATTGCTGCCATCAAAGAAGGCCTGTTTGAAGGCTATTATGGCAACCGGAAAGTCAGCTACATGGGCGAGCAAACTCAAGCTCGACTGGTAATCAAACACAACCGCACATTGGGCGAAGATGACAAGCGTTATCGTTATGTGGAAAGTTTGTTTATTGAAACCGCTGATCAAGAACGATTCCGACTGCCATTCAAAAGTTTAGCAGGCGGCCGAGCCATGTTGGAACATGTGCGTTTGGGCGGACGTCCATATGATGTGCGTGGCAATCATATCACTGAAGTTGTGAGCGAGATGGCTGTGTTGAGCCGTTTTAATCGCGCTCAACACCGTCGTGTGTTTGAAGGCGTCACACAAGAGCTTGTGGAAAGCGCACGACAATACTATCAAAACTTACAAGAAACAATCAAGCATCTTGGCAGCCCACGCGGCTATCAAGCATACTTTGAAAGCTGGGCTCCTGACCAAGTTGGCGAAGCAGAGAGTCTAGTAGAAAATCTACGCAACATGTTTGTGGAACAAACATTGGATGCTAGAATTGAAGCTGCCTTGCCCACACTGGCCAAGATACAACAACAAGGAATGAACATGAAAGAAGCGCAAATATTTGAAAGCTGGATCAACCAGTTGAGCGAAGGAACCTGGGCATTGCCAGAAACTCCAGAACAAATGGAAAAACTCAACCAGCTGATGAGTGCAGAACTCATTGTTGGGCCTGATGCCACCAACGCTACAGAGTTGTTGTATGACGTTGTGGGCGATGATGAGCTGTTTGACATCCTAAATGACTTGGCTGACCGATCAGAAGGCCGCGCCAACATTTGGGATGACTCAGATGTACAACGCAGACTGGCTGAACTGGGTGTTCAAACTCCTCAAAGCACCCAAGCAGAACCTGCTGATGTGCCACAAGATGAGGCACCAGCGGTGAAAGAACAAGACATGGCAGAAGGCGACAACCAGTCTACATTCGTGGAAGATCGTGAATTGGCCGAAATGCTGAAATATGCTGGCGTGCCCATCAAAGAAGGTGTACTAAATGATTCAACAGGCAGCACCTTGAGTCACATACAAGATCGTTTCCGTCGAGACATCAAAGATTTTACCGAAACTGGAGACATGAGTGACGATTTGTATGATGCGCTGTATGACTATTATTTTGATGACATGCCTTATGGTACAAAGAAAGCTCGCACAGGTGATCCTCACGAGTGGGTCAGTGACCGATTTGCTCAAGACATTGGCATTGATGAAGGAGTGCTTGGCACCATTGGCGGCGCTGCTTTGGGCAGCATGCTGGGCGGACCAATAGGTGCTTCTGTGGGTGCAACTGGCGGTCAAGAACTGACCAAGGGCGGATCCAGTATAATCGAAGGCTCATGCAACATGACAGCCGAAGGTGAATACTGCCCAGAACACGGGCTGATGGAATGTGGCAGCATGGAAGAAGATGGTGGTGCAGTGGGCATGCCCTACAGCATGGGAGAAGCACAAGCACCCCAAGACCCAATCAACAGCAACAGTGCTATGACCGGCAGCTACTATGAAGGTAAAGAAACTGACGTCCAAGAAGGCGATGCACTTCTGGCAAGAATAAAATCATTGGCTTTGCTCAGATAACATCTAATCATGCGCAAGGTAGCCTTGATGCCGGGCAGCGATGCTTCTATTTTTACCTTTCCACAATGGTTACCGATAGAGCACGATCAATCATCCGGTGAATTATGGGCGGACTTTTGGATGTATGAAGTCAAGACAGATACTCGCCTGCCTTTGTACACAAAAAGCAAACTCGAAGAATACATAAAAACTCACGCAATTCAAAAATTGGTTTTTTATGATATATTTCATTATGAATCGATATTTGAAACTCAACGTATCGAAATGATAAAATATTTTCAAAAGATATTACCAACTAGTTTGTTAACCTTTCGCAAGAAATCTGTACCTGATCTTGACCATGTTGTACATTTTGATTTTTATTGGAATCGATGCAAACAAGCCTATCACGACAAAAAGCCAGGATGGAAGCAACTTGGCCAACAAAATTTCAATCAATGGCCCGTGCTACTAGATCGACGACCGTTGGCAGTGCTTTCTTTGTATGGCAGAAATAATAAACACATTAAACAACACCTATACAACTCAATACATCACAGTCCAGGACATCACGGTGGATTTTCTGATGAAACAGTGTTGCCGTGTGAAACTGGCGAAACACATATTCGAAGTGTAGCAGCCACACCGCCGGCAAGAAGATTTTTTGATGATACCTATGTATCAGCGCAGATAGAATCAATGATAAAAGGCAATAATGTGATATTTTGTGAAAAAACTTATGACCATTTGATACAAGGTAGATTTGTGTTGAATTTTGGTCCTAGGCAGTATTATCGTACTTTGGTCGAAAATGGTTGGCGTCTGCCAGTAGGAATTGACTTTAGTTGGGACAATATCGAAGATCAAAACAAAGACAATGATGAGTTGCAAAATGAGCCAAGATTTTCCAGGTACATTGAATGCTTGACCAAACTAACATCCAATATAGATACCTTGCATGATCTGTTTATGGCCAACATTGATGTGTTTGAACACAATCAACAACAGTTACAACAACGACCCTACGATATTATTAATTTAGAACAACTTGATCATAAATAACATTGACACGTAGACAAAAAGCGCATATACTACTACAGTGTTTGCGTTTTTTTGTTTGTGTCACAGGCAACTAAGATCTAAACATTTAGATAGGCAACATAACATAGGCAACTTACTAAGGAGAAAAACTATGGCATCATTAGCAGAAATCAGAGCAAGACTACAGGCAGCAGAGGGCAACAAAGGTGGCGGACAAACAGGTGGAGACAACTCCATTTACGCTCACTGGAACATGGAAGAAGGGCAAAGTGCAACACTGCGATTCCTTCCCGATGCAAATACAAAAAACACATTTTTCTGGCAAGAACGAGCAATGATTCGTTTGCCTTTCGCTGGCATCAAAGGCGAAGGGGATTCTAAACAAGTGTACGTGCAAGTACCTTGTGTGGAAATGTGGGGCGAAGCATGTCCTATCTTGGCAGAAGTACGCACCTGGTTCAAGGACAAGAGCCTTGAAGAAATGGGTCGCAAATACTGGAA